GACAGAGAGGAAAGATGGAAAACTGGCTGGAGACCAAATAACTAACTATTTATTACTAGTTAACTACTTATAAAAGAGGTTTTATATTATGGCAACAACTTTAGAAATTTTAGACGGCATATCACAGGTTCTAGCAAACTCTTATGATGGTGCTCAAGATGAATCAGGAGAGTCAATCAAGATTGGCTTACGAAGAGAGGAAGGTAACCCTCTTATAGACAATAGGGTAATGGATGGGTTTAATGCATGTGTTACTGGTGATCGACTACACATTAAATACCATGCTGAGATTCCTTTACGTGAAGTTCATTCGAGTGATTTTGAATCAGAAATGGAATCTATGGTAGAGAAAGTGAAATCATTCATCCAGAAAGAATACCGAAGAGTTAAAAAGCAAGCCCTGTCCCTCACGGAGCCCAGTGAAGTAGATGTTCTTGTCGAATATATTTCAAGAGTTAGAACCTCAGTCAGGGTTCATAAATGTTATAAAATCGGTAGCATGCCAACTGAACCTGAGAGAGAGATTGATCCTGAATTTGAAAGAATGAATGCTCTTGGTGGCTTAAGAAAGAAGTAATAGATGAGCTTTTCTCTTTCTAAGAAAGAAGTTATGAAAGAAATAGTCAAGTGTGGAAAAACTCCTGGCTATTTTATTAATACTTATGCCAAGATAACTCACCCACAAAAAGGCTTGATACCTTTTCACTTATATGATTTTCAAAAAGAGTTATTGAATGATTTTCAAGATTACAGATTTAATGTAATTTTAAAAGCAAGGCAGCTTGGTATATCCACAATATCGGCAGCATATGTAGCTTGGCTTATGATGTTCCACAGAGAAAAGAATGTTTTAGTAATAGCTACTAAGTTTAATACAGCGGCTAACTTAGTAAAAAAAGTAAAGGCAATAATAAAAAACCTTCCTGATTGGTTGAGAATATCTAATGTATCAATTGATAATAGGACATCATTTGAGTTGTCAAACGGTTCTCAAATTAAAGCTTCTTCAACATCAGGAGACGCCGGCCGTTCAGAGGCTTTGTCCTTACTCGTAATTGATGAGGCCGCTCACGTTGAAGGACTAGAAGAGCTATGGATGGGTCTTTATCCTACCCTGTCTACTGGTGGCCGTTGTATTGCCCTCTCAACACCAAATGGTGTTGGAAATTGGTTTCATAAAATATACTCTGAAGCAGAATCTTCTTCTAATGATTTTCATCATACAATACTTCCATGGAGTGTACATCCTGATAGAGACTTAGCTTGGTTTGAAAAAGAAACCAGAAATATGTCTAGGAGAGAAATAGCACAGGAATTAGAGTGCAATTTTAATATGTCTGGTGAGACAGTTTTTTCATCAGAGGATCTAGAAAAATATTTAGAATCTTGTGTTGAGCCAAAATACAGAACCGGTTTTGATAGAAACCTGTGGATTTGGGAAAATTTTGAAGAAGGGCAAGACTATTTTATTACAGCAGATGTAGCGAGAGGTGACGGGAAAGACTATTCCACTGCTATTGTTTTCAAGGTAAGTACAATGGAAATAGTAGCAGAATACAAAGGAAAAACAACCCCTGATATATTTTCTAAAATATTGTTTGATATTGGTTCTGAATATGGGAACTGCTTATTGGTTGTAGAAAACAATTCAGTAGGATATTCAGTTTTAGAAAAACTGAGAGAAAACACGTATCCAAATTTGTACTATTCTATAAAGTCTACGCACGAATATATAGAAGAATATCAAGCTGAGACAATGGCCAACGCAGTACCTGGTTTTACTATGACTTCCAAAACTAGACCATTAATAGTTGCAAAGATGGAAGAATTCATCAGAAATGACCTAATTAAAATATATTCATCAAGGTTGTTATCCGAGATGAAGACATTTGTTTGGAATCACGGGCGAGCAGAAGCTATGAGATCTTACAACGATGATTTAATAATGGCCTGCGCAGTTGGTTGCTGGGTTAGAGATACGGCTCTTTCGACTAACAAGAGAGACAGAGATTATAATAAGGCCTTTATTGGCGCGATAACAAAAACGAACAGTGTTATGGACACTAGAATAAATGGCATGATAGGAATTAATAAAAACAAATTTAGAGAAAGTCAACAAGATCATCAAAACACAGTTGATAAATTTCCGTGGTTGTTTAAGGGATAACAAATGGCAAAAAACAAAACAAACAAAAACAATACAAGAAACCCACAGAGTGTACTTTTTAGAAGACTCACTAGGTTACTATCAGGCCCTTTAGTAAATTATAAAACTCAAACTAATCATAGACTCAGAAGAATAGATCTTGATAAATATCAAAGTAAGTTTACATCCGCGTCTGGTAGAGACTTTAAGAAAACTGCTTATAATCCATATGATAACTTGCAAGCTCAAGCTATGGCATCTCAAGCACGAACTGAGAGATATGTCGATTTTGATCAGATGGAATATACACCAGAGATCGCATCAGCTATGGATATTTATGCCGATGAAATGACAACGCACAGTTCATTACATAAAGTTTTAAATATAAATTGCCCAAATGAAGAAATCAAACTTTTGCTTGAAACCTTATATTATGATATTCTAAATATAGAATACAATCTATTCTCTTGGTGCCGATCAATGTGCAAGTACGGTGATTTCTTCCTTTATCTTGACATAGACGAAAAGATGGGTGTCACTAGTGTAATAGGTTTACCTTCAGGGGAAGTTGAAAGATTAGAAGGTGAAGACAAATCCAACCCCAATTATATACAGTACCAATGGAACACTGCAGGTTTAACATTTGAAAATTGGCAGATGGCCCACTTTAGAATCTTAGGTAACGATAAATATAATCCATATGGCACTTCAGTATTAGAGCCGGCTCGTAGAATCTGGAGACAGTTAACTTTATTGGAAGATGCTATGATGGCATATAGAATTGTTAGATCTCCGGAAAGAAGAGTCTTTTATATTGATGTTGGTAATATAGCTCCACAAGATATTGAACAATATATGCAAAAAGCAATGACTCAAATGAAGAGAAACCAGGTAGTTGATCCTGATACTGGCCGAGTTGACTTAAGGTATAATCCTCTTTCTGTGGAAGAAGATTATTTTATTCCGGTTAGAGGTTCACAAAGTGGTACAAAGATAGACGCTTTATCAGGTGGTAAGTACACTGGTGACATAGAGGATGTTAAATATTTAAGAGATAAACTTTTTTCTGCATTAAAAATACCAGCAGCATATCTTTCATCCGATGCTGAAAAAGCAGTTGAAGATAAAACCACCTTAGCACAAAAAGACATAAGGTTTGCTAGAACAATTCAGAGATTGCAGAGATCAATTATAACAGAGTTGGAAAAGATAGGTGTTATACACCTTTACACTCTTGGCTTCAGAGAAGAAGACTTGGTGAGCTTTGGACTGACTTTAAATAACCCTTCTAAGATATCTGAAATGCAGGAACTTGAGCACTGGAAAACAAAATTCGACATTGCCTCATCTGCAACTGAAGGGTTTTTCTCGAAACAGTGGCTAGCAAAGACTCTATTTGGTATGACTGATGATGAATTTATTCGAAATCGCCGCGAAATGTTCTACGATAGGAGATTTGAAGCCGCGCTAGAAACCGCTGCAGAGGCTGAGCAAGCTGCAGCCACAGCCGCAGCAACCCCCGCGGCCGATATGGGTGAAGCTGGGGGAACAGGTACAGTTGGTGCAGAGCCTGAACTGGGTGCACCGACAGGGGGTGATGAACTAGGCGGCGACCCGACTGGCGGAGCACCAGCAGACCTGGGAGGAGCAGACACACCCGCCGAACCAGCAGGAGATACTGGAGGAGGAGCTGAAGAAGGTGATCTCTTAGCAGCCCCTCCAGCCAAAAGAGACGCAGACACTGGTAAAACCGTAAAGAGGGAGGGTGGAAAGATTAAGACCTCTACCCCTAAGTCACATGGGTTTTATGAACCAAGAATCAATAATCCTGGTGGTGACAGACGAAAATCTCGCGGCCCAATGAGTAAAAATATGAAAAGAAGTGCCACACCAGAATTTGGGACAAAGAGAAAAATGTTCTCAGCAGCATCAGAATTTTCTAAGCTTGCTAGAGGTACTGGGGTTTATGCGGAAAATCTGACTAATTATTCTAAGGAGGAAGAAAAGAAGCTTCTAGAAGCCCAAAAAGAATTGAAAGTTTTATTTGAGAATTTAGACTTAAAGTCGGGGAAAAATAAAGATGAGATTAAAGCATAACAAGAAAAGAAATACTGCATTTGTTTATGAAGCACTGATAAGAGAATTAACAAAATCAGTAATAAAGAACAATAAAAATAAACAGAATAAAATTGTCTCTATTATGAAAGAGCATTTTTCTTCAGAATCAACACTATCGCAGGAACTAGAACTTTATAAAAGTATATACGAAACAAAAGAAATAGAAAAAAGATTGGCTGAACGTATAGTAGTTGAAGCAAAGCAGCAGTATTGCAACCTAGACAAAAAGAAAATTTTCAAAGAACAATCAGCACTAATTAACAAAATTAATAGAACTCTGTCTAAAGAGTTGTTTACAAATTTTGTTCCAAATTATAAGAACTTGGCTTCAGTTTATTCTATATTCCAGGATGCATTACCAGCAAAAGATAGAGTTCTGCTAGAAGAGAACATCGTACTACAGATGTCAGAATCAGCAGATAGAGTCGAAGAAGACAAGCGCCCGATCGACAATATAGTATATAAATCTTTTGTTGGTAAATTTAATGAAGAGTATTCTAATGTTTTGACAGAAGATCAGAAGTCTCTTTTAGGAAAGTATATATCGTCTTTTGCTGACAACGGCCTTGAAATGAAAGTCTATCTAAATGAAGAGGTGGGGAATTTAAAAAACAAATTAGTAAAAATAAAAAATAAATATGATGATAATCAAGACAAAGATTTAAAAAGCAAGATAGATAAGGTATACTATATATTGGAATCTTACAAAGACAGAGAGATTGATTTAAGTTTAGTTGAGATTGTCCTTAATACACAACAGATAGTAAAAGAGCTAGAAGAAGATGCCAATAACAGTTGATATTGATAAGCACCCAAGAATAAAACTTAAAGCTCGCCATACTTTAGATGGTAAGTTGATGGTATTAGATCATGAAGATATTGATATTGTTTTAAATTTGGAAAGCAAAAAATGCATATGCTTTCCAAAAGAAAACCTTAGTGATAGAACTTATCTAGCGCAAGACAGAATGTTTAAGTTTCTATCAAAAAGAGGCGTAATTGATCACTCTTCGATTAGAGGCGGAAATGTTCATGGCTCACTAGAAGGTACAATGCTGGAATCAAAAATACCAGGTGTAGACCAAGCACAAGCTTGTCTTTTTGCAATAAGTCAATTTCTAAATGATGAAAAACCATTCTTTAAAACTTCGAAAGACTTCGATGCAAGCAGGCTAGATAGCCTTATTGATCCTTCCGAAGAAGAGTCCACTGAGTTTGGAGAAGTACCACAATCAGATAGAAAAGGCTCAATGCACCCAGGAATTAGACCATACGGATTCCAGTATAACTACTCCTTAATAAGAGAGGCCCAGAAGAAAAAGGAAAAAACTGTGCAATAATGGAAATTGTTTACTTCATCTTATCTGCAGCAGGACTCACACAAATTTTAGTATATGGAAAAATATTTGACAAGATAAGACCAACTACTGGGTGGCTCGGTCAACTTTTTTCATGTTCTATGTGTACTGGCTTCTGGTCAGGTATATTTTTGTGGGCAGCAAACTCACAAACAGAACTATTTACATTTGACCATTCTTTGGTTACTGGTTTAGTTTTGGGGTGCGTTAGTTCTTTAGTTAGCTATTTTTTTGATGCAATCATTGACGACCATGGAATAAAAATAGATCATGGATAAAGGAGCAATAAAATGACAAACTTTAACAATATAAGATGGTACCTCAGACCTGTAGCTAATTGCTGTAAGGGTTCTTAGCTGGTGCGGCTGATCGCCGCATTTTGGAAAAGGAGTTAATATATTATGAAACTTATAAGAGAATATTACGAGTTATGTGAAGGCGGCGTGTGCCAGGATCTTTTGACAGAAGCTGAGAAAGCAGCCGTCGCCGCAGGTACTGAAATGTACTTGACTGGATTGATGCAAGAAGCAGATAAGCCTAATGGAAATAACAGAATATATGAAAAGAAAACTTTATTAAGAGAAGTAGAAAATTATAAAAAGCTAGTGGATGAACGCAGGGCGCTTGGTGAACTTGACCATCCAGACAATAATATCATAGAGCTTAAAAATGTATCTCATTGTGTTACAGAGATTTGGATGGATGGTAACAAAGTTATGGGAAAAATAAAAGTCTTACAAGAAACCCCCATGGGCGCAATTTTAGCAGGACTTGTAAAAGAAGGCGTTAAGTTGGGCATATCCTCTAGAGGTCAAGGTTCTGTACATGAGTCTGGGGGGAGAACTATAGTGGAGGATGACTTTCAGTTAATCTGTTTTGATATAGTATCAGACCCATCGACAGCTGGTGCATTTATGATGACTGAAGCGAAAGACCCATCTAGAGCGCTATCGTCATTTGATAAAGCATCCCGTCAAATAAGTCATGTTTTAGAAAAGTTTGGAAGTTTGGAAAATGAAAAAAAGTGAACTAAAAAATATAATAAAAGAGTGTGTTAGGGAAGTGTTGTTTGAAGAAGGGGCACTTTCCGACATCATTGTTGAAGTCACTGCCGGTTTAGTTAAATCACAGTCTATGCTACTAGAATCTACCCATCATGTTCAAAAACAGAAAACAAAAAGTAATTCTATAGTATCAGCAAAAAAAGAACAAGAACAAAGAACCAAAAAACTTCGTGAAACCAAGAAAAGAATGTTAGATGCAATTGGCGACTCTTCTCTTAAAACAGTTTTTGAGGGAACAGAACCACTGACTAGCGCAGGTAGCCCTAATCAACAACCATCAGCGAGCCCTCTTTCTGGAATAGATCCAAATGATAAAGGTGTTGATATAAGTGGAATAATGAAAATAGCTGGCCAAAAATGGCAAAATTTAAAATAAACGAGAGGAAAAAATGGGAAGACGAACACCAGTACATGCAGAAGTAATAATATTTGATCAAGAACAAGTAGAAAAGATGATCAAAAAATTTACAAGAAAAGTTAAAAAATCTGGTATTTTAGATGAAGTACGAGAACGCAGGCATTTTACCAAGAAATCTGTAAAGAGGAGACTTAAAAGATTGTCAAAGAAAAGAAACTCTCAAAAGTCTACTGAAAAGATGAAAGAAAGAATGGAAAAGTATAGTTGAAAAAAGAGAAGTATTATGCGTTTTAAAAGAATAAATTCTAAATCGATTAAACTAGACGGCGCAAATGATCATGTTTTAGTGCCAGACCAGGATAGTTTTAGTTTTGGCGATGGTGCCGGTAATGACAAGCCATTTACTTTTTCTGCTTGGGTTTTTGTAAATAGCGCAGTTGCTGGCGATGAAGGACCTTTTATAACAAAAGGCGAAGTTGGCGGCGGCACAAATATAGAATATATTTTTAAGCATAAAGAGGGGCAATTAAGGGCCTTTATATATAAGGGTGATAACACAGGTACGAACAATAGAATAAAATTAGAAGCCGATGCTGCTAGCATTCCAGATGCTACTTGGACACATGTTGTTTTAACATATGATGGAAGTTTGAGTGAAAATGGTTTAAAGTTTTATACGAACGGAGTTCAAACAGCAGCAACTGCTGGTACTGATGGTTTCTACGCTGCCCAAGGTGGTACGCGCAACAGTAATGAGCCACTTATAATTGGGAAAACAAACAACCCGGCAGCAAACGCTGCGCAAACATATGAAGATTTTTTAGCTGATGTGTGTATCTTCAACAAAGAATTATCTTTGTCCGAAGTTCAAGAAATATACAATGGTGGAAAAGTTAAAAATATGACAAGTGCATCAACATACAACAGTTTAATATCTTGGTGGAAAATGGGTGATGACAAAGATCATCCTGACACTGGTGGAATCATAGACTATGTAAATGGATTTAATGGCACACTAACAAACGGAGCTTATATAGCAGCAACTCCAGAACTTGATACAGATTTAGTAGGATTCACCAAACATCATATTTACACCAACCATGGCAGGACAAGACAAATTACAAACGCTGCAGGTGCTTTTGGATCTGCGATATCAACGCCCACTGCAGTTCCGACTCTTGCAACCGATGGTTATGCAACAGAGAATCAAAGATATGCGCACATAGTGATCAACACTTTTCCTATTGATAGCGATAATAATAAAACAATAATCATTTGGGGTTACAATCACGCTTTTGGTAAGTGGGGGAGATTGACAAGACACGCATCAGGATTTAAGAATATATATATAAATAATAATATTTCACAATTCCAGCTACAGCACAGCCAAACTACTCGGCCTTCCACAAGGTATGTTTTAGAAATAGCCGGAATGGATCGTATATACATACAAGATTTGGGCACTGGTCAACCCACAGACCAAGTTTTTTTGGGATTTAACACTTTTTAACTAATTAGCATTATAACGGAGATTAAAAAATGGCAGGCTTTGATAACGAACCAAAAAAATCAGAATTTCACAGATATAGTAGTTGGGGTAGAACTAGAAGACCAAAAAATGTAAATGGAAATACCTCAACTCAAGAAGCAGCTACACTTGCTGCAGCGCCAAATGGCAACGACCCAGCCAACCGCGCGGATAGTGTTTCAACTGAAAATCAAAGATTCTTGCATCTGCTGTTAGATACTATCACAACATCACAGGACAAGACAATTACGGTATATGGGTTTTCTTATGCTATGAACAGGTGGGCTCCTTTGACGGATGTTCGAGGGAACCCAGTTACCATTAGTGCCCAAGACCGGAGCACATATCAAATTTTTGAAATTCATGGAGTTGATAGAGTTTGCTTCCTCGCCGGCGGTACCGACCCCGGACAATTAGACCCCACCGACTTTTTCTTCGCCGCAACATCAACGTTTTAAGATAATAATCATGGAGAGCATCAATGTCTTTTAAGTATTCAAGTTTTGGAAGAACACGCCAACCTAAAAATTTATCTTTTGGAGAAAATTTAGTTGGTAATAGTAAGTATATTATACCTTATAATACTGCTCATGCCGGAAACAACGTTTTTGACGTTGCTAATATAAGAAAAGATTATGGTCTGTCAACAGAGAATCAAAGGTATATGCATCTTTTAATTGATAGTACAACTATTCCTGGTGTCACAAAAACAGCGTCAGTTGGTGTTTTAGGGTATATAAATGCTTTTGGAATTTGGGCGCAACTAGTAAAACATGATTTGCCTCCAAGCGAGCCACAAAATGGAAATAGATTTCTACCGTTACTCACCGGTGTTCAAAACAATGCAAGAAAATATTTTGTCTTTGACATCTTTGGAGTAGATAAGGTTTTGTTTTACGCTGCTAATCCAAACGCTAGTGATGTTGATACGTGGCAATTGAGAGCCGCCTTCAGTACGTTCTAGAGAGTGAAAATTTTTTCCTTCCCTTTAATTTTTTTGAACACTATTTATTTAGAGAAACTATTGCGTTTATAATTTTAGTAATAATATTTTTTGGGAGTTTTATATAATGTCAACTTTATTAGAGAAAGCAATCGTCGATGCCAAGGCACTTAAAGAAGCTGCAATGAAGAATGCCGAAAACCTTGTAATTGAAAAGTATTCACAAGAAGTTAAAGAGGCAATGAAATCTCTACTAGAGGAAGAAGACCCCTTTGCAATGGATTTTGATCTAGGTGGCGATCTAGGAGGCGAAGAGTCTGCTGGTGACGACCTAGGAGGTGACGACCTAGGAGCAGACACACCTTCGGAAGAAACTGATGCGGGAGAGAAGACAGAAGACGGCCCTTCAGAAGAGGAGATACAAGCTTTTGCAGATTCTACTGTAGGCCAAGTCCCTTCCGCATTCGATCCTGACATCGCAGACCCAGATGATGAAATTGTAGATATAAAATTAGATTCTTTAAAGTTTGACACTCCAGAAGAAGAAGTGACCCCATTTGCTGGAGGTGACGAACTCGGTGATGATGAGATCGGCATAGATGTTGGCGGCTTAGATCTCGATGACGATGAAGAAGACGAGGATTTCGATTTAGATTTAGATGACGATGAAGATATTGATTCAGATTTTGACTTAGATTTTGGCGAGACCGACCCAGAACCGATTGGTGTTGACATAACTACTGACACGATTGCAGAAGTCATTCACGAAATGGGAGTAGACCCAGCTGAAGTTGATATGGAAGGACTACTTGAGAGAGTCAGAGTTGATTTTGAACCTCAGAAGTCTGGATGGGCAGGGACTCCAGAATCAATCATGAGAGAATATGAAGAAATGTTACTTGCTAGAGAGCAAGATTCAGAGATAAAAGAAAGAAATGAAGAACTTAGAGACACAGTAGCTAAACTTCAGAAAGAAAATAAAACTTTAACTTCTGTAGCCACTAAATTAAAGGCTCAGAATGAAAAATATACTACAACATTACTCAATTTGCAAGAAAAGTTGGAAACCTCTAATGTCTCCAACGCAAAACTGTTGTATATTAATAGGGCTTTAGAAAATGCCTCCTTGAATGAGCGACAAAAAAGAAAAATTGTTGAATCCATTTCCAAAGCCGAAACTGTGCAAGAAGCAAAGATAGTATTTGAGACGCTACATGACGCTGCACCTACCTCACCTGCAGAGAGGAAGATGACTAGTCTGAGTGAAGCTATTTCAAGAAAATCTACGCTGCTTGTCGCTGCTCGTGAAGAGCAAAAACAAAAGGTTGCTAACCCTTTGTTCGATAGAATGCAAATGTTAGCAGGAATAAAACAACAATAATATTTTTGGAGGTAATTTAAAATGTCTGTATTACAGAGATTAACAGAAGGTGTTGTCTCTAGAGATGCCCAGAAGGAAGGTCGCGCACTGCTTGGTAAGTGGGAAGCTACCGGTCTCCTTGAAGGTCTTTCTAGTGATCAGCAGAAGCAGGGTATGGCCGTCCTGCTTGAAAACCAGGCTAAGGAGCTTCTCCGTGAGGCTTCATCAATGGCAGCAGGCGATGTCGAAGGTTTCGCTAGTGTTGCTTTCCCAATCGTTCGTCGTGTATTCGGTGGATTGATTGCAAACGATCTTGTTTCGGTTCAGCCAATGAGCTTGCCATCCGGACTTATCTTTTTCCTTGATTTTCAGCACAGCGACACTCGCGGTGGTGCTGCAGATCTGGCTTCGATATACGGTGGTAATGTGGTTGGTCGTCAGCTTCAGGACGGTGTTAACTTGGATCTAGACGAAGCAGGCGCTCGCGCAGACGCCGGCGGCTTTTATGACTTCGGCCATGCACAGTCTTCAACAGAAGCAGTAACTGCGGCCAACGTCGTGGCACTGGCGGATCACGCTTCAGCTATCGGCGCATCGGTGCTGATTTCTCAGCTGAGCCCAGCCCAGAAGAAGGAAATTCGTTATGATCCTGATATCTTGGCACTTGGTGAGCTAAATGCTGCTGCATGTGTTGGCCAGTTTAAGGTTGCGGTTTCTTCATTCACTAGCCTTGATGAAGGCAAGTTGGCTGCTGTTGTGGTCGACCATGATGGTAACGGTACTACCTCTTTGGCTGACGGCGAAGTTTTGATTCGTCGTTTGACCAAGATAGTCGATAATGCTGGTACTGCTG